GCTGGCGGTGCGGGGTTCGGTGGTCAGTTGAGAGGGTGGTCACCACCTGCGCAATCGGTCGATGCAGCCTTCCTGCCAGTAAGAAAACTCGCCAATGCCCGAACGGATGATGTGGTACGCAATAACGGCATCGCCGCCAACGGGATTCAGCTGCATAAGGACCACATTGTTGGGTCTGAATTTCGCCTGAGCTACAAACCCAACTGGCGCCTGCTGGGCATTAAGCCGGATAAAGGCTTCGTACAGGATGTGGAAGCGATATTCCGTGACATAGCCGAAGACCCGGGTTGCTTTATTGACGCCGAGCGTCGCCGCACGTTCACCATGCTGATGCGCGAATCCGTGGAAACTCACGCGATGACAGGTGACATCATGGCGAAACCAGAGTGGATTAACGATCGCCACTCGCCGTTTTCTACCGCGATTCGTATGGTGTCACCGCGCAAAGTGACCAACCCAAACCACGGCATGGATAAACCCGACCGTCGCGGCGGGGTAGAACTCAATCGACATGGTGCAGCGGTGGCTTATTACGTCGAAGAAGGGGCGGATAACTTCGGGATGAGCCGCACCTGGCGTCGCGTTGAAAAGACCAACCCATCTGGCCGCACGGGATTCATTCACATTTTTGAACCCTGTGAAGGTGGACAGACGCGCGGCGTGAACCGATTCATGTCGAGTTTAGAGCAGCTCAAGATGCTCGATACCTTGCAAAACACCACGCTCCAACGCGCGGTGGTGAATGCGATGTATGCGGCCAGCATCGAATCAGAACTCGGTACGAATGAAGCGATGGAATACATCTTTGGCGCATCACAAGAGGGCGCGATAGAAAAGATGTTGATGACGTATGGCGACTATTACTCCGCCAACGAAATCAAGTTCAACGGCGTCAAACTCCCGCACCTGATGCCGGGGGATAAGCTCAACCTGCATACGGCCGGAAATGCTGACAACGGTTTTTCTGCCTTAGAGCAGTCCATCTTGCGTTATATCGCGGCGGGGCTGGGTGTGGATTACGCTCAACTGTCGCGTAACTATTCGCAGATGTCTTACAGCACCATTCGCGCCGCTCATAACGATTCATGGCGTTATTTCATGGGGCGCCGAAAAATCATCGCAAACCGTTTCGCCAGCCAGATCTTCGCGCTCATTTTCGAGGAAATGCTGCTGCGTGGTTACATCACACTGCCTCGCAATGCACGTTTTAACTTTTACGAACGTCGCTACGCATGGACAAAAAGCGACTGGATCGGCTCTGGCCGACTGGCCATTGATGGTCTGAAAGAGGTGAAAGAAGCGGTGCTCCGTATCGATAGCGGTTTGTCGACTTACGAAAAAGAGCTGGCCCTGCTGGGTGAAGATTATCAAGAGATCTTCGAGCAGCAAGTGGCTGAGATGAATGAACGTCAATCCAAAGGACTGCCGCCGCCAAGCTGGATGAAGCTGCAGGCGCTGGCTCCTGATAACCCAACTGAGGGGCCAAATGAATAACACCTCCCATTTAAGCCTCATCACCGCCGCATTTAACCGCCCGTTGGCGCTGGAAGCCGGGTATGCACGCACGTTCTTCTCGGCCTTGAGTCAACGGCTGAACAACGTGCAGCAACTGGTTGATGTGGATGGCAATGTGCTGATGGCTTCGGACATGAAAAAGGAAGCTGCTTCTTTCAGCCCCCGTCGCTCCACCGAACGCAACTATCAAGTGGTCAATGGCATCGCCATCGTTCCCATCAGCGGCACACTGGTCCACAAATACGGCTACATCCAACCTCGTTCTGGCATGACGGGCTATGACGGCATTATCCACCGTATCAGTGAAGCGCTGACTGACCCGGAAGTGAAAGCCATCATGCTCGATATGGATACACCTGGCGGTATGGTTGCCGGGTGTTTTGACTTGGCCGACAAGATTGCCGAGTACCGGAAAATCAAACCCATCTGGTCCTTGGGGTACGACATGCACTGCAGCGCCGGGCAGATGATTGCCAGCGCTTGCTCACGTCGCCTCATTACTCAGACCGGGGTTGCCGGGTCCGTCGGCGTCATTATGGCCCACACCAACATCGAGAAGATGCTCGATCAGCAAGGTGTGGAAATCACCCTGATCACTGCCGGAAGCCATAAAGCCGATGGTCATCCTTACGCCGCGCTCCCGAAAGACGTTCGGGATAAGTGGCAGAAAGAGCTGGAGAGCAATCGTCAGATGTTTGCCACCAAAGCCGCCACGTACATGGGCGTGGATGTAAAAACCGTACTCGCGACCGAAGCTGAGACCTATGAAGGTCAGGCGGCGGTCGATGTCGGCTTCGCCAATGAAGTCGTTAACGGCTTGGATGCGGTTCAGATTATGTCTGACCACTTCAAGCGAAATTCAACCACAGTAGATATGGGAGCCGCTATGTCGGTCGAAGATCCAACCACTCCAAGCGCGACGCAGCAGCCATCGGCTACCGCACCAGCGCCGCAACCCGCTGCATCAGCACAAGACTCTGGTGCCACTGTCACTGACCAACCCGCTGCCGAATCGGCTCCGGCTGAATCGCAGGACGCCCAAGCCAATGCGGCGCAAGCGGAGCGCGATCGCTGCATGGGCATTCTGGCCTTGCCGGAAGCCGAAGGTCGTCAGGAAATGGCGATGCATCTTGCCAGCAAAACCAGCCTTTCGGTTGACGAAGCTAAAAACCTGCTCGCCGCCGCGCCTCAAGGCACCAAAGACGCCAACGCCGCCGCGCTGGCCGCGCTGAGTTCTGAGCATGGCGAATTGCTGGGTCAAGATGTCAGCACTGGCTCGGCTTCCGAAGAGCAGAAAAACATCAGCCGCTTGGCGGCTTCATTCCAACGTATCGATTAAGGAATAGGTAATGGAAGAATACACTCCGGACGACACTTTACTCAGTCCGCCTGTCACCACTCGCGTCACCATTAAGGCGGGTGAATCGTTTCCAAAATTCACCCCACTGATGGCGGATGCCGCCGATGCGGCCACGTTGGTCAAGTGGGATGGCACCGCAGGCAAAGCGATCGCAATGTCCGCGAAACAAGTGACCGACAGCGGCGCTGAGCAAACGGCGGTTGTTTACCCGCAAGGCGGGTTCCGTATTCGTGGTGTGAACTGGCCCGATACGGTGATCACCGATAAGGCTAAACGTGCCGCGTTCCTCGGCAGTGCCATTTACGTAGACGACGAAGCTTAATCGTCGTCTTTTTTTTGAATTCGAAAAAGAAGAGATTCACATGCCAGATAATTTCACTACACGCGAACTGCTTGGTGCCATTCACGAATCCGGTATTCGTCGTGACAACTTCTTCCAGCGCATCTTCTTCCGCGAAAGCTACACGTTTTCGACGGCAAAAGTTGACCTGGATATGGTGCCAAACAAAACCAAGATTGCGGTGTTCTGTTCACCGATGGTTGGTGCGGCGATTGACCGCAATCAAGGCTACAGCACTTCATCGTTTGCACCTGCTTACGTCAAATCAAAGCATGCAGTGACCGCCAACCAAGCGGTTGTGCGCCGTCCGGGTGAGAAATTCACAGGCGAAATGAGCGCAGGCCAACGCCAAGAAGCGATCGTGATGCAAAACCTCAACATGGAAGAGCAGGCGATTCGTGATCGTGAAGAGCTGATGTGCGCCGAAATGGTGTACGACGGCAAAACCATGATTGATGGTGAATTCGTTGAAACGCCTTTCGAAATCGACGCAGGTCGCCGCGCCAGCAACAACATCGCGCTGATTGGCGCTGCGATGTGGAGTGGCAAAGACGTCGAAACCTACGACATTGAAGCCGACATTGAAACGTGGGCTGGGGTGTCGGACGGTCTGACAAACATGCTGATCTGTGACCCGAAAACGTGGGCATTGATGCGCAAGTTCAAGAAGTTCAATGACAAGCTGGAAACGCGCCGTGGCTCGACTTCAGAGCTGGAAACGTCGCTGAAAGACTTAGGTAAAACGGTCAGCATCAAAGGCCAATTGGGCGATGTCACCATCATCGTGGTGAACGAAGAGTACACCGACCGCGCAGGCGTCACTCAGAAAGTTCAGCGCGATTACCACCTGATCCTCGCCAATGCCTCTGTGCGTGGTGTTCGTCTGTATGGTCAGATTCAAGACTTGTCTGCGCAGAAAGAAGGTCTGGATGAAGCGGAACGCTACGTGAAGGACTGGACCGAAGGCGGCGATCCGGAAGTGCGCTACACCAAAACGGAATCGGCACCAGCGATGTTCCTCGTTGATGTGAACCACGTAGTGGTTGTGAAAGTCGCTGAGTAATCGCTCGGCTTTTGTTAAACAGTAACAATGGGGCCATGGCCCCATTTCTTTTTGGACATTCCCATGACGAACAAAGAACTGCTGCAAAAACGCATTGATGAACTGTGTAAAGAGCTGGGCATCACTGAGTCTCCGTACACAGACAAAACCACCGAAAAGCAGCTGAACGCCATCATCGATGAGCTGGAAGCGAAGTTACCGGATGAAGGTGATGAACATGACAAATCAGACCAAAGCCATGATGGTACAGACCAAAAAGCACCTGGCAGTGACGATATTTCCGGTTCTCAAGCTGCCCCGACGCCAGATTCAGCAGGTCAAGCACTGGCTGAAAATGAAGTGCTGGCAATCGCCAGTGAACTGTCGGAAGGCGCCACACTGACGGATGACGACAACGTGCCGGAAGTGCAAAGCAACGCTGTAGGCGATATGAAAGTTAAGGCGCTGAAAACCTTTCAGGCGTTGTCTCACGGTAAGACGGTGATCGTCACCAAAGGCGAGACGGCTTATTTGGAAGAACAGGCTGCGACTGACGCTGTGGACGCAGGTGTGGCGGGGTTTTTAGTAACCACTAAGGACTAATCATGTTTGATAGCGAGTTCGATCGCCTGATGGAAGACGCTGATGATCGGGTTTACTCGACCATGGGGGTTTTGGTCAGGGTCAATGATTCAGAGCCTGTACTGGCTATTTATGACGAGAGCATCAATGAGTTTGATGCGATGGCAGGTCGAAAGCGACAGCTGACGTTCCGCCGCTCTGATAACGTCAAGGTTCGAAAAGGCGACACGATCGAATTTGTTGTCAGCGGTAAGCGAACCACAGTGAGCAGCGGCCCTTACCCTGAGAATGGCGACTTATTGGTGGTGCTATGACAGCGATTGATAAACAACTGGCTCTTGCGGTTAAAAACCTGTCTGGATTACAGAAGAGTGCCGTGCCAAGAGCAAGCGCGATGGCGATTAACCGCGTCGCCACAAGGGCGGTGGTTCATTCAATCAAAGACGCAGCGAAAACCATTAAAGTGAAGCAAAAAGTACTCAGGCCAAGGGCCACCATCAATCGTGCTACTGCAAAACGCCCGGTGGCTTATGTCCGGGTCCGCCGCAATGAGTTGCCAGCCATCTCGATTGACACCGCCAGAACGCAGATTAAGCGTAAGAAAGGCCGGATGCTAGTCAGTGGTGCTGCCCGTGGTCAGCGTGGGCGCTTCGTTAAACGTGAATTCTCCGGTAACACCTCCATCGTTGTGGGGCGTCATAAGTTTAAAGATGCATTCCTGCAACAGCTCAAAAATGGCCGTTGGCACATCATGCAGCGCACCAGTGATCGCCGTTACCCGATTCAGGTTTGCAAAGTCCCGGTGTCGGCTGAAATCACCAGTGCCTTTGAACGCAACAGCGCACGTTTGATTAAGTCCGACATGCCGAAAGAGCTGGCCAGTGCCATGCAACAACAAGTGCGTTTAATTGTTCGCCGAGGAGCTGCGCGTGGATATTAATGACCGCATTCGAAAACAAGTGATCGCGGATTTAACCGCGAAGCTGAATCCGGCTGATGGCGTAACCACCATCACCACTTTTTTTAATGGCCTTCCATCGTTTATCGAAGTATCAGCCGACCCGTTGGACGATGATCTCGGTGACCTGCCTGCGATTGCCGTGTCGCTGTCGGAAGGTGTACCGATTGATTCGGACATGTCGGAGATCACTTGGTCTGCGACGTTATTGGTTCGCATCTATTTGATGACCAAGACCGATATTGACGCTGAACTGGATGCGATTGGTCAGAAGGTATTAGCCACTATCGGCCAATACTACAGCGCGAATGGCCTGCTCGATAACTGCAATCGCAGTGGTTTCGAATACGGTCGTGATGACGAGCAGCCATGGGGCATGCTCGACCTACTGTTTAAAGTTGAATACATCGAAGAGGTTTCACAATGAGTGAAGTGCAAGATCCAACCCAATCCGTTAAAGGTGCAGGTTCGTCATTCTGGCGTTTAAAGACGGGTACCGACGAATCAACCCTGACCTACGCTGATTATCTGGAAGATACAAAGTGGGATAAGCTCGCAAGTCTGAAAGAGATTACGCCAGGTGAAATCACCGTCGAAGATGAAGACGACAGCTATCTGGACGACCCTGAAGCAACGTGGACAAAAACCACGCCGGGCCAAAAAACGGCGGGTGAGACAACGGTGGTACTGGCTTGGAAACCGGGTGATCCGTTGCAGCAAAAGCTGGTCACGGATTTGGACAGTGATACGGTCACACTCTATCGCACCAAATTCCCGAATGGTGCAGTGGATGCGTTTCGCGGTTACATCAACTCACTCGGAAAAGCGGTAGCTGCGAAAGACAAGATCACCCGCACCGTTAAATTCAAGCAAGTTGGCAAGCCGATCACCGCTGAACAATTGTTGATTGAACAGGCGGCTGCAGGAGCTTAATGATGAAGACGTTCCTGAAGAAAAAAGACGTTTCAGTGGGTGACCAATCGGTCACCCTCACTCAGTTGTCCGGTTTAGAGCGTTATGACTTTATTGAGTATGTGGCAACGCTTCCCAAGCCGACAATGCCTGTTCAACCACCGGAAGATGCACCAATCAGTGAGAAAGATGCCTACCTGAACAACATTGAGAAGGTGCTCAATGAGTTCAAAAAGCTGACCTTTATTGCTCAGTCGCGCTTGGTCGCGTATGGCTGTAAAGAGTTCGGTAACGACATTGATTGCCGCCATCAATTTGTGATGGACAACTTCATGCCTGATCAAGTCAAGTTCCTGCATGATGAAGTCGCCATTTTTTCCGGTATCCCCTTAAACAAAGAGCCTGAAGACGGTGCCGCTGATGACTCAACCAATGTTCCAAAGGAGCCGGTTGACCCAAAAGCGTAGTCCTAGCTGAAAAAACATTTGCTGAAAATCTGGCGCGAGAATTTCAAATCCTTTGCTGGCGAAGCGCATTGGATTCCATCAGCGGTGAAATGGTTGTCGACTGGCAGCGTCATTTCGCCACTCATGGTTTCAGTTTTGAAATGGACAATTGGCGTTTTGCCGTTGCCTGCGCATCAAACTGGAATATCACGGCCATGGCAGCGGGAATCAAACTTGATCCTCCGGCCAGCTATCGTGATTTCCTCCCCAACCCTGAACCTGAAAAAACCGTTGAACTAGATGATGAGCAGCTGATGGCGATGTCCGCCGCTGCCGGAGGAGTACGCTTTGAGTGCCCAAGTCGCTGACTTTAATATCCGGTTTAATACCGAAACCGCTCAATTTAACAAAGACGTTGAGTTTGCCAAAAAGATGCTTCGCGGTTACGCCAAAGAAGCAAACGATGCGGAATACTCAACCTCTAAACTGAGCAAAGGACTGGACGTTGCCAGTGAAGGTTTTCAGTTCCTCAAGAAAAACTCGGTTCAGACCGTGGGTGTGGTTTCAGCTGGGATGGGATCATTAACCGCAGCGGCCACCATTCTGATCAAACAGACTGCCGAGCAAGCGCGAGAAATCGAGCGCATGTCGAACGTGGCCCAAATTTCCTCTGAGCGCATTCAGGCGCTCGGATACGCCTCTGAGCAATACAACATCAGCGGCGACAAGATGGCTGATATTCTGAAAGACACCAACGATAAGTTGGGAGATTTCGTGGCCAATGGTGGCGGTGAGTTCAAAGATTTCTTTGATAACGTCGCGCCAAAAGTGGGTTTGACTGCGCAAGAGCTGAGCAAGCTGTCGAGTCCTGAGGTCTTGGTTGCGGTGAAAAAGGCGATGGATGAGGCCAATGTGCCGATGAAAGCGCAAATCACCTACTTGGAATCGATTGCCGACGAAGCATCGGCATTGATGCCGTTGCTGGAAAATAACGGTAAGCAGCTCTACGAACTCACGGAAAAATACCGCGATTTGAACGTGGCTATGTCGGATTACGACATCAAAAAGTTCAAAGAGATGGACCAAAAGCTCAACGAAGTCGGCATGAAGCTGCAGCGTTCATTCGCTAACGCCGTGCTCGGGGCCAGTGATCAAATCGATTGGTTTACGGATAAGTTGACCACCGCAACGGATTATTGGGGTTCGTTATTTGATAGCTGGTCAGACTCACCAAGAACGGAAAACGGTCTGGTGAAGCGTTTGTCCGAGCTACGCTCGGAAGTGAAAGACCTCACGGCAGAGCGCCAGCAATTAACCGCCGAACTGGATAAATACAGCAACGTCAATCAAGCTGATTTACCCAGCATCAACCCCTTTGGGCAAAGTAAAAACGAGCTGTTTAACCTCAACTCACAATACAGTCTGGTCACCAAAAAGTTAGAAGAAAGCAGTACTGAGTTAGATAAGCTGCAGCGCAAATACAACACCGTCCGCTTCGGCATGAATTATTCCGATCAGCCTGAGATTCGTACCAGTTCAAACTCGTTTGGTTCGGGTGACGACGAAGAAACTCAGAAGCTGCAAAAAAGCGGTGCCACTCGTCTGGCGGCGTTGGATAAGCAGTACGCCAACGAGCGTGAAAAGCTGAGTCTGGCGCATGACGAACGTCTGGCCGACATCGACAAGATGGTCCTTTCGGAGACGGAATTAAAGCGTCGTGGTTTTGATTCGATTGAAGCCCTGCGCAATGAGTACCGTGAGCGCGAGAACGACTTTTATATCCAGCAGCAAGAAGAGTACACCGCCAAGCAAGATGAAGCGATTCAGCGAGAGCTGGAGTCATTCAGTCGCAAGGAAGATGAAAAAACGCGCAAGGCACAGGAAGCCGCCAAGGCGCGCGCTGACACTGAAAAGCGTGTCGAGGCGCAAGTGCTGCAGATGAAGTACCAAGTCGCGGCACAAGGTTTGGGCTTAATCGCTGAAACCGCCAAAGAAGGCTCACTGATTCAGAAAGCGGCGTTTGCCGCTCAAAAGCTGATGGCAGCGTATACCGTCATTCAGCAAGGTGAAGTTGCGGCCATGGCCGCATTAGCTCCGCCACCGATCGGTTTGGGGCCAATTGCGGGTGTCGGTCAGGCCGCGACGATTCGCGGTCTGGCGGGTGTCAGCGCAGGCATCATCATGGGGCAAGCACTTGCAGGCATGGCTCACAGCGGGATGTCGTCTATTCCTGAAGAAGGTACCTGGTTACTGAACAAAGGCGAACGGGTTTATACCAACGAGTCTGCGAATCAAATTGACTTGATGTATCAGGCAATCATGGCCATGCATCAATCTCAGGCGACTCGAATGGAGAATGCGTTGGTTGGCCGAACGGCAGCGCCATCGCAATCCGTTGCTACTCAGAGCGCACCTATCCAGCAAATTTTCCAATTTAGCGCGGTGGATGCGCGCGGCCTCGGCCAGATGATCATGAACCATCGCCAAGACATTTATAATGCTGTCGCGGCGGTTAAACGAGATAAAGGCGAGAATTTCTAAGATGGATTTGACCTCTTTTTGTAAAGATTTGACGCTCAAATCGAACTACCCCTCATTCAATAACGAAAGCCCGAACCTGCATGTTGAAGTGCTCGAAATTCCGGGGCATCGATTCGAGCTTGATTACAAGAGCCGAAACCTCAAGGACGAGGACGATCATGCTGTATTCTGGACCATGGTTGAGCGAATGCGGGCCTCTGTGCCGTTTACGTGGAAGCCACCCAAACTGAGTAAGATTCGCGGAACGGGCGGCGACGCGCTGGCTTCCGCGACCAGTGCGGGTCTTTATCAATTTGGCGTGTATAACGCACCAGCGAACACCACCTGGCTTAAAGCCGGTGACCTTATCAACATTGGCAATCAAACCAAAGTGTATCGGGTAATGGCCAATGTTGTGACGAACAATGCTGGCATCGCCATTGTTGAGGTCAACTGTCCGATCAAAAAGCAAATACCGGAAGGTACCGCCGTTAACGGTCGGGGCGCAGTGTTTACGTTGATTCGAAAGCCGGGCGCTAAACCTCAGTCGTTTGACTTAAAAAGCAGTTCTCCGTTTGTTTCCTACGCCGAATTAGAATTCATCGAGTATCTATGAAAGTTTTCCCACCCGAAGTGCTGGCCATGCTGGAAAGCAAGTTGGTCACGTATGCCTATTTGCTGCGATTCGACTTGGACACGATGTTTTCGTTTACGAGTGCGGGTCATGATATTGAGCATGTCGGCATTACCTATCGTTCCTCCGGCACATTTCAAGGGCTGGATTCATTGGCCCGGCATGCAGAGATGCGTGTTGCCGAGGTGAAGTTTGGCTTCAGCATGGCCGACCCTGCCATTATGGCCGTGATATTGGGTACGGAAGTGTTAAAACGCCGAATCACGATTGAACGGGCCTATCTCAACAGTGAAACCGGGGAGATCATGTTCGTTGAGCATGTTTGGATGGGGACGGTCGTCGGCAAATCGGACGATGATGGCAACTCGCAAATCCAACTGACTGCCGCCAGTCGATGGTCACAGTTTGAACGTATGAACACTTGGCGAACGACCCCACACTCACAGCAGCAGCGCCATGCTGGGGATCAATGTTTTAAATACGCCGCCATGGCGGCTCAGACTGTGTACTGGGCAGGCAAAGCAGGAGCAAATTAATGGGTTGGGAATGGGTAGCGGTCATCATCTCCTTGGCGTCGGCAGCGTACAGCATTGCCATGTCCAAGAAGATGAGGAACCAAGAGCAGGACCGGGGTGGTCTGGCGGTTAACCGTTTCGGTATCGACCAGCCGCTCCATGTGGTATATGGCACACGTCGTATACCACCGGTCATTGTTTATCAGGGCGTGAAGGACATTAAAGGTGATCCAGACAACGAAGAATACTATGCGATCTTGGTATGGACTCCGGGGCCGATTGATAGTCTGACGGATTTCACTTTTGATGACTTGCCATATAGTCAATTTGGTTCATTTGGTCCGGGAACCGATCAGCATATCGAGCATTGCTACGGAACCGATGACCAAACGATGCCGCAATGGTTTCGGTATTATGCGCCGGACGACATGAGCGGGATGGATTTTCGCGGTTTGGCGGTCACGTACGTTAAGCTGCGCATGGACGATGAGTTTAAACGGTATCCGCAAGGTCGCCCGGAGTTTCGTGCCACCATCACAGCCCGTTCGTCAAACCCGGTAGATGTGCTGTTTGACTACCTGTTCAATGCTAATTATGGCTGCGGTTGGGAAGTGGATTGGGATGAAGAACACAACAACCTGATGCGCAATTACTGCATGATGCCGATTAATGGCGCGCCTCAGATGGTGTGTAACATCATTCTGGAAACCGACCAGAAGCTGCAGGACAACATCGACAACATTCTCCAGACCTGTCGTGGCTATCTGATTGAAGGTCAAAACGGGTTGCGGCTGGAAATCGACCGGGCGAAAGATCCGGTGCTGCATGTCAGTGAAGATATGCTCACCGGGGGCATGTCGACGGCTTCCGTGAACATCAACCAACGGTACAACTCCGTCACCATTCGCTTTCCGAACCGGGACATCAAGTGGCAGACCGACGAAGTCACCTTTCCGCCAGCCAACAGCGAACTGCACCTGCAGTGGTTGGAAGAAGACAACAGCGTGGATCTGACCCGAGAGGAAACGGTTTACGGGATCGACAGCTACGAACACGCGCTGCAGTATGCCGAAGTGTTAGCGCGCACCAGCCGTGAATCGATGACGCTCAACCTTCCGGTCAAAGCGTTCATTGGTTGGCAAGTCGAACCGATGGATGTGATCACCGTGGCATCTACCTTGCGCGGTTGGACGGCCAAGCCGTTTTCCGTTCGGGAAATCAGTTACGGCGAGTCAGAAACCAAGCTCAAGCTGGTTGAGTACCAGGACAGTAATTACCTTTGGACGGACAAGCCGCCCAAACCGGACTATCCGGATACCGAACTACCAAACCCATCCAAGGTCGCTCCTCCGAGCGGCCTTTCTTTTTCTGAGAGCACATTACCCGCCGTGTCGGGTGTGCTGTCGTGGGAATCACCCGGCGGATACGTCGCCGGGTTCGATGTGCGGGTATATGCGGCCGGGCAAGTGATCTGGCAGCAGACCACCAAAACCACCTCACTCGGCATTCCGGTCTTTTTGTCCGGAAACTATGAGTTTGCGGTGCGCACGATAGGGGCGGTATCGGTGTCATCGTGGGCGGTGTTGAGCACCACATTTGAAGCGCCAGAAACGCCGTTTGAGGTAACTGTCGATGTAGGCAATACCTACGTCATTCTGCGCCCAAAATCGGCCACGCTGGCGTTTGGTACAGAGTACGAGTTTTGGTTCAATGACGAACTGCGCGGCACCGGAGTCGGATGGCAGCTCGAAGGTTTACAACCGGAAACCGAGTACGCATTCAAAGTTCGCGCGGTTAACGCCGTTGGTCAAAGTGACTTCATCACGGTCACGGCCACCACGACCAAAGATGCCTCGGTCATCATCGACCTGATTGGCGGGAAAATCACGCAGGAAATCCTAGACGACAACCTGCAGCAGTTTCTCGATCAAGTGGATAAGGTGGGCGCGGCCAACAGCTCAGCCATCGATGAGATTTCCGGCTCACTGGAGACTGTCAAAGGGCAAGTGATCAAGCTCGACCGCACCGCACAGAGCTTAAGCGAAACGGCCTTCGGCCTTGCCAGCGACATGCAGAACATCGCAGATGAGTTCCAGCGCCGAATGCTCGAAGGGGAAACGCTGGTCGATGCCGTAGTGTACCGCGACCCGGAAACGGGGATCATCGTTAACCGTGCGTTTGCCTATACCGAGGCCAAATATACCGAAGCCGGATTGCGCATCGATGGCGTCAATGCAGCGGTGGCCATCACCACTCAGGAAATTAAGCGCGTAGAAACGGATACGGGCGAGAAGTTGGTGAAAGCCAATGCGGCCATCGAAGCCAACGCGGACGCCATCAACTTGAAAGCCTCCTATCAAGAGGTAAACGAGGCGATTTCCGGCGCGCTGGCGGCGATCACTCCGGCTTACAGTTGGCAGTTCAACACCAGTGATGAAGGGTGGCCAGATGTCACCTGGCAATTAAGCGGCACGATCGTCGGCACTGTCTTTGCCCGAAATGACCTGGCATTCAGCGCCGATGAAAACCAAGTGGTGCGCTTGCGCTTAAAAGCCACCGAAAACGGCTCGCTGTCGTGGAATGGTGGCCAGCAAAACGTCACGATTCATCATCCAGGTGTGGCTGATGAATTTGAAACGGTCATCATCAAACTCAGCGCCGCCGATGGTTGGTCTGGCGACATCACCGCCATTCGCATTGCGATGGATGCGGAGATAGACAGCATCGAAATCGGTAAACCGAGCGCCGCCGAGCTGCAACTACAGGACGTCAGTTATCGCATGGCGACCGTCGAGCAGGAGTTGGACCCGAAAAACGCCCGCTGGGCAGTGTATGTCACCCAAGATTATTGGGATACCAACGCACTGACCCTGACCGACGTCAATCAAGCGATCGACGGCTGGGATGCGAAGTGGGGGGTCAGCGCCACGCTCAAACAGTTTGATGAAAACCAAACGCTGGAAAAAGCCAACGCCGCGCAACTGTGGATTAACGCGAGTGAATCCAACATCACCAGCGTGGTGACGGCGTACAACGCTAAACCGGGCGGCATCGATGAGCAGCTTGCAGATCAGGCCAGCAAACTGACCACGGCGCAGCAACAAATTGATGCGGCAAGCGGCAAGATCTCACAAACCGTGTCCAGCTTGGTCGATGTGGAAAATACGCTGGGGCAAAAGGAGGGGCTGGACGAACTGCTGAATGCCTACAACGATTTTCTCCGTACCGGCGATTTTGCCAAAGATAGCGTTGGGCTGTCGTATGCAGAGCAAAGCATCAAGGCCAACAGCACCGACATTGCCAGCCAAGCCAGTGCCATTTTGCAGTTGCTGGCTATCAAAGATGAGCAGCAGGCCGCGATCAGTCGTATCGACAAAACGTTGGCCACGCAAACCACCGCGCTGGCGCAAAGCTCACAGAAACTGGAAGCTAAGATCAGCGAGGGTGACAGCGCCACGCTGGCCAAAGCGAACACGTTTACCAAAGCGGCTGTGGGGTATTGCGTCGATGCGAATGGCAACATCACCGACCACGACGATGCGGTATTGTGTGTCCAAGATGGACACAGCTGGGTAGATGGTCCGTTAGCCAACTTCATTCGCAATCTGGCCGTCAAAACCGCCGATGGCCAAACGGCCAGTGTGTCGCAAATGTCACAGGCATTTGTCGAGAACGAAGGCCAGCTTGTCGCGAAAGGGGGGATGCTGACCAACGTCAATGGCCAGGTGAGTGGCATGGTGACGACCAACACCGGGGAAACATCCAGCATCGACTTGTTAGCGGACTATACGCGCGTGGGTAAGCTGGACAAAGACGGAAAGTTCGTCCCGCTGTTTTACCTCGACAGTCAAACGGGTGACATGGTTCACCGTGGGCGGTTTGTGCTCGGTGATGGCTACTCACTCGGTGGCGTGGATGACATTTTCGCTAAATCCACTCCCGGTATATACAGTCTGACGCTGCGTGATGGTGTGTTCCCGACCGATGCGGTGGCCACGCAAGATTTTAAAGATGCGTACTACCGTGATCCCGTTAAAGATGAGCATTTGTCCTACCGCAATGCGGATGGCACGAAAAGCACAATGAAACGCTTTGACGGACAAGGGTGGGTGGCAACGACGCTGATTTTAAATGGCGACATGCTCACTCCGGGCACAGTGAAAGGTGACCGCTTTGTGGCCAACTCCGAAATTTCGGCGCCAATCCTTCGCGGCGGAACCGGAGAGTTCAGTGGGGAAGTCACCGCCAAAGACGGCTCCTTTCTGGAAAAAGTGGAGATCGGTTCAGCCGGTGGCTATCGAGCATACATCCAGAGCGTGGCGTCGGCCGGATACAACATGATCATGGTTGAAAACCCCAGCGGCGATGTAATGTTTGCCGTTCAAGGGAATGGCAACCTGTACTCAGTTGGTGGAGGTTATCTCAACAACCTGACCATTGGACAGAACTGCAACATCCTTGGCACGTTAAAAGCGAATCAGATTCAAGGTGAACTGGTTGTGGCTCGAACGTATGCCAACGGTGATGCGGTGTCCAGATATGGAAATGGCTGGGTGACGTTCGGCCACATCAATGTGGTGGTGCCTGAACCCTTCGATCGTACGTTGGAGGCTCAGGTCACCTTAAAAGTAGAGGCATCGATGAGCGACCTTGGCAACACAGGCGAAGTGTGGGCGAAAGGGTATGCAAGAATGACCGGATCGTTTGGCACAGTGCAAACCGATGTCCTCAGTTCACCGTACGATTATCACTCAGCCGGGGGGACAACCATTTCGCGCGCGGAAAGAATGATTTCGCTAATGATTCGTGTACCAGCCAACACCACAGGGTGGATGGCTCTGCAGGTCTTACTGGCTGATGCTAGGGGGAGAACCGTTGAAGCGAGAATGAGTGGTACGTGTGGAACACAGTGGGTAGGAAGGCTGTTTCGTAACGGTTCTGGACTGGCTTAATGTAGTAAAGATCAACCCGGCTTTGGCCGGGTTTTTTATTTGGAGAAAATTATGGGTTGGATTTATTTACCGTCTGTTTCGATTCAGAACGGCAGCAACATCGTTACTGTCAACAATACGGCGACCGATAGCATCAAGCCGGGCGATGGTCTGTTGATTGGCGCTTATGACCTGGTTGAAATCATCGAAGTCAGCATCGGTCAGCTTAAGCTGAAGAAAAACTGGTCTTCCGCCAGCCAATCGAATGCCGAATCTGCGGTGGTCCCGACCTTTGGTGATTTCAATGCGGCCACGGCCGCACTGCGCCAAGCGACGACCATCACGCAGGGTAACTTTGCTGAGATGGAAAAATGGTGGACGCAAATAGGGCAGGTAACGTTTAAGGCGTACAACAACACCGAACACACCGTTCGCACCGCCAAGCAGATGGAGCAAGATGTGAGCAAGCTTGAAGCGGAGACGCGGGATCTTATTGGGGAACTGGCTGTAGTAGGCTATTTCCCTTCTGAGTCCCAGTTCGAAGTGATGCGTGAACAAAACCAGTCAAAGTTTGCTGCTAGTGATTTTGTTTATCATGGTAAGCATCCTGCAAGCGGCGGAAATTATGCAACAATCGGGGAAGGTTTATCGATGGGGCTGTCTTCGGAAGAGCCAAATAGATTACTGCTAGGGATGTATTCTGGCGGTGTAGGTAAATCTAAAACTGAACATCCAGTATTTAATGCCGCTGGCGTTTTGTTGAATGTCTTGGGTATAAATAAATACGGCTACAATGGTCATGCAAACACATTGTTTCTACCACCCGCACCAGACGGAACAGTTACCTATGATTCTGCAACGGGTGTAGTTACTAACTTTAAAAAAGACGCAGGTCATTACGCTGGCGTCGCGGGTTATGAAACCGTCGCAGAACGGACGTTGTTGTCTGGGTTGTCAGAGAAAAATGAAGCGGTCGCGTCTGCGTTTGAGGGTGAAATAAAAAACGGGGATTTTCGTTTTGGAAGTTCGTGGTGGACTAATGCAAATGTAGTCGATGGAAAGTTGTTCTGTCAGGCGGCATCAGCGCAAAGTCGTACTCAAAGCTTTGTGTGGGATGAAACGGCTAAATACGAAGTGACGGTGGTCTGTTCTGAGTATACGTCTGGTCAAGTCAGTATCGTAAAACATGGGGTTGGCGCATCCGACGGAAACATCATGACGATTTCCGGCGTTGGTACATTTACTACTATCTTTGACCCAACTTCTGTCTCTGGAAACAACTCGGCAGATAATCTTATCAATATCTATAACTCTGGCATTGTTGACCTTGTTATCGACTCTATTTCAGTTAGAAAGATTACAAACCAAGTAGTCACTGACCGTGTGGATATGACAGGCTTGGAAATCTTTGCAGAAGAAGTCAAAAACGGTGAGGTTTTCCCTGTTTGTATTCAAAACCTCAATAGCAACGTTATTGCTGGCGTTCCTATGCGGTTGTCTACTCGTCCTAAATCTTATTTCCAAGTCTATGATGGTCAATATCCTGATAATGCAGTTAACAATGCGTTCTATTGTTGGGATTGGCCAGCCTTAACGACAGCTCAAAAAGCTCAAGTTGCGGATTATTTGAAAGGCACTGCCTTTGTAAATAGTGCGGGTAATTCGGTGCAGTGGCGTGTTCGTAACCGTAGCTTTGCGGGTGCGGGGAACGGTGATTGGTCTTTTTCAGGGCAGGTTGGAGCACCTTTGTGGTTTGATGAGCAAGCCAAAATTTGTGTTTCTGTTAAGGGCGTAAAAAATTCCAGCTCCGATTTTGTTTCGTCAAGTGGTGAATGGTTCCAAGGATGGAATACTGCGGACTCAGTTAAGGACAATCCCAAACTAACAAGCAATGGAGTGTACCAACCGCGAAGAGGCGGGAACAATGCAGCATACAACGGTGAATGTTACTTCTACGTAATAGCTACAGTACCAAGACTTAACCAAGGGGCTCATCATCCTGAATTGAACCCTATGGGAGCTAGACGCCCTAGAATCGAAGCCGTAGGAACTAATTTCTGGCACGGGCTTGATTCAAGCGTTTTTTCTAAGAAATACTGCTTTATGGCTCAAACTAACGGGATTGTTCCTATCGGATTTAATAGCTCTACAGGGAATATTAGCAGTGCAATTTCTGGCCATCCAGACGGTAAATTCTACGATGCTATCTACCCAAGTGGTCAGGGTGGTGTTATTGACCACCGATTGAAGTATGGCGCTTGGGATGCGTCTAGTTATGAACAAGCAGCAGTAGTACGTGAAGAAGTTAAGAACGGTACTTATCGTGGGCGTGAGAAACTTGTTTTTACGCACATTCAGATGGGAACCCAATCTAGTGCAGCGGCTTCAACCAATGCTTTTACAGTTGATAATGTATCGAAATTCGTTGTTGGTGATTCAGTCTCAATAGTTTCAGACGGCGTAATCGTTGTCAAAGATCGGGTTGTCACATCCATTGGATCATCAAATATCACTTTCAATGGTGATGGTATCCCTAGAGACGTAAAATCTTATTATTTTGTTGTTACAACAAAGACAAATATCACCGTTGAGGGTGCTTTTTCTCAAACTGACGTAATAGGTAATCCAGCTAACATCTTACAATGCCCAGCACTAAAAGATGGTTGGTTTGGTTCGTGGATTCCTAAAATCCCAGACGGAACAACTCAGGTGTTTGAGATGACATCCCCCGTTAAATCGACTCTAACCCGCCAATATACGTCGGATAATGGAGTTACGTGGGCATCATCTACATTTGCATCATTTAATAGTTTTACAAACTCAGAAACTGCCGTTTATGGAGCTGACCGTGTTGCTATTTATAATTACACATCAGAGGCTAAACCAACTGTTGCGAGCGGTAAATTACCAGTTTTTAATGGTGAGTTCGGCGTTTCAATGTTCGTGGATGTTTTAAATTCGAGCTCCATTAACTATGGTGCGCTACTGGCTCATTCCACGCTTGAGTTGATCGTAAAAGGTCAGCTTTCATCTACAACAAGACAACGACTTAAACTGCAAGAGTTAAGCATTGATTATCTGGGTAATCTATCCGCCGATAATGTAAACCTTCTGATTCAAAAGCATGACACTATAGGTAATCTTGACTCATCAAATAATACGCATGCAGCTAAGTTCCTAGTCCATCAAATCAACGAATCAGACCAAGCAAACCTTAATCTCATTGCTAACGAGCTTATCTATAGCTCGACAGCTTCGAACTGGGGTGATGATTCAAAGATCAAGGTTTTGACGGATGCTACATTTACTGACTTGAACGGTAATAAATGCAAAGCAGTTATCCATAAGCTGGCCAAGCCTTATGGCTTTATTCAGAACAAAATTTAACACAGGGGTAATGCATGTTTGACAATACCAAAGGGACGCTGCAGAGCGTCCCTTCTGCTATCCGTGAGTTTTACCACGAAGAAACGCGCCGGGAGCCAACCGGAAACAAAGTCTCTGAGAGTTATACCTATCAGAACGAGGCCGGTGAAAGCATACCCGCCGAGCGTTTAGTGGATGAATACGCTGACATCACCTACCTGGTGCAAAATAGCCGGTCGGATTTGAAATCGTGGGATGATGTGGAGCTGGCCAAAGCCAAATCCACATACGACACCACACGATATTTCATCGAAAAAGCGTGTGAAGGTGAGTTGTGGTCCTTCCACGATGCTTATCTGGCTTGGCTTGAAAATGAACCCTCTCTCGATGACGACGCGTTTTTCACTCCGGGAGAAGGGGATGATGAACCCACGTTTAACGAGTCGTGGTTTGAGGCAGCGCTCGATGCTTGGGAGAATGCAGAGCCAGAGAAGTCCGTCACCAGTCTGGAAACGGTACTGGCGGAGTATCACCAAGCCTTAGCCAAGCAATACCGCGAGAGCGTGATTGAGGGCAATATCGTAGTGCATGGGGTCGAATGGCAAATCAACAAAGAAGGCCGCGACAACATGAACGAGGCGATCGCCTATGCAGTCCGAAATTCGCTGCCCGGCACAACTCCGCGCCAGTGGATTCTTGCCGACAACTCTCTGCGCGAAACAACGGTGGATGAGCTTCGTTCTGTACTCAATGCCTACGCAGAGCGGCTTGATGCGGTATTCGAGTCTTATGCTGTGTGGCGTGAAGGAGATAAGCTGGTGGCATTTTCGTATGGATAAATTAACGATATTTCAAATAGCCCCAATTTCGCCCCAGTTAACTATGGTGATTATTTATCTTATTGATTTTTAATGCATAAATTGCCTTTGTGCCTGACATGTTCGAGACTTGGTACAAGATGGCAAGCCTAATTCAATCTGGTCTGGATCTGACGCCAATCATCACGCACCATTTCAAAGTAGACGACTTCCAAAAAGGCTTCGACGCTATGCGTAGCGGGGCTTCCGGTAAAGTTATCCTTGATTGGGAATAACCTATTAAAATAAGAAAAGCGCTCCGATGGGGCGCTTTTTTATGTTTTTCGAAGTGCTCTAATGTCCGCGGATTGGAGTATGTTCGTCCCTATAATAAAGTTGTATGGAATAACAGTTTAGTTGTTACTCATAGTGAGATACTGATTCTAAGAGAGCATCAGCATGACTGTAGATATCATCGATATTTTCAATTGGTTGTCTTATAACTGTTTTATCTTCCTGCATAATACCAAGATATTTTTGTTTCCCATTGAATAGCAATCTACACAATGGTTTTCGATTATTATCATCTAGCAATATACCAAAATAACTTTGTGTGTCGCGGCCAACGATGCGTGATACTTCGAACCGTTGCCTCAGGATTGCTTTAATAACGTTATATCCTTCAACTTCTTCATCCGTAGTGATCACTTTAGCGTTTTTATCCACACTTACTTCTTCTTCCGTATCTATTGTTTCTTGTGTTGAAGTGTTGTTTTCTAATGCAGATTGGAGACGAGCATTTACGCTATCGTTGAGAAATTGCTTTAAGGCTTTTGTTATGAGAGGAGCGAATTGATCCTTAACTTTTTTAGTTAATACACCATCATATACTTTTGAAGCAAAGAACTTCACAAACTCTTCATCAGGGCTTGAGAACTGCTCATGTAAATGTTTTTTGATACCATTTAAATATTTTAGGTCGCCAGCTGCATTCACTATTGACTCTATATCAAATGAGTTCTTAGTTAGCTTCTTAACTTCTGGAAAAAGTTGTTCATCTAAATTCTCCAAATCTAATTCAAGAAACGGTTTCTCATCCATCTTATTTGGAGCATCTAGATCTGTGAAAAATTTATATTCTGAACCGTTAGTTAAAATAGCTAATCGGGCATTGCTTACGGAAAAATATCGAAATAACTGGCTAGCATGTTTTATTGATAATGGTTCTCTATATTTTTTACACTCAATTAATATTTGAACCTCATTATCTTTTATTAAAGCATAGTCTACTTTCTCTCCTTTCTTATTGGGAGTATCAGCCGTATATTCAGGAATTACTTCATTGGGATTAAATACGTCATAGCCAAGAACTGTGTGTAAAAATGGCATCACAAGTGCGTTTTTTGTTGCTTCTTCCGTCTGGAGGTTATCTGATATTTGTGGGATTCTTTCCGCTAATGCCTGTAAACGTTCATTAAAATCCATAGCTCACACCTTTGTTGTTTTATAAAATCTGATAAGTACTGAATTACAAGACATTTGGATAGAACTAGAACTACCAGACCAAAAACCTGAATTTTTCACTTATCAAACGTTTACTTTAGTTCACCAAATATAAAAATTCTTAGGCATCCATCCTGTAATAGCGCAGTTCCGTTGTGAAGTTTTCTGATTGTGATTCAAAGCAAATATTTTTTGGTCATGTCTGTATTTTTACAAACACGAAAAGGGACACTTTTAAGTTACGAAGTGCCAACTGTATACGTTCTGGACAGTAATGTGTTTCAAGTAGGCGAGTAAATGTCAGTGAATGGCACAGTATTGCTGCCTTTGGTCACTAAATCTCTACGACGTATTCGCCTGATAGTGATAACATCGCCGCATCAGAATTACCGAGAAACTCCATGTTTATCCATCATGTTAACGACATCGACTGGCTGGTGATTACAGCCTTTGAAGAACTGAAAACGCTATTCATCGAAGACGCTGGTGCAATTCCCACTTGCTTCTCTACCACCAGCGAATTGAGCCTGATTGATCAAGCCAAGCGCACTTACGGATATTTGCCTAAACTCGACGGCGTAATCACCGATACCGGCACCTTTCAAAGCCCAAATAACGAAGAAGATTTGAACCCGCAACTTGCCTGTCTCGTTGAGGGGCGTGGTCGGGTGTTTATCTATCACGGCGGCTTTGTGGCTTTTGTGGACGACGAGAAAACCTTTATTACCCGAATAGGCTGA